AAATGCACTGACAGCTAGTGACATTGCTGGAATTTCTAAAGCAAAAGAAATCCAACAACGATTAATTGATGAAGAAAAACGTTATATAGGAATGTCAAAAGAACAAAAGTCAAATTATCAAATGCCTGAAATAAGACACGGCGGTACAATAGGTATGACTGGCCATTGGTGGGAAAAGGAATCTGCTACTCTTAATGTACAGGCGGGCGAAAGTGTAGTTACACAGGATCAAATGCGACAAATTGTAGACACAGCCAGTCAGTCTGGCCTTGCAGATGCTATAAACCGCTTAAATAATATGACCGCAGAACTTATAAAAGCAACTAAACAGGTAGCAGCGAATACTGCTGCTACAGTGGACGCTACAAAATCTTTGAGTGGTAATCTTTGGGCAACATAATTTATGGCATGGAAAAAATACTTTACACCGGTTAATACAAACGGTACAATGAGCCCTATAAGTGGCGGCTCTATGCTGTCATCTGGACCTACGGCATCTCGAACTAACTATTCAAGCTATTTGCCTGATGTATATTCAGGGCATCCTAATCGGTTAGAACGCTACGGTCAATACGATACCATGGACTGGGATAGCGAAGTTAACGCTGCCTTAGATATACTCGCCGAGTTTTGTACTCAAGAAAACGACGAAAATGGAACACCATTTAGTGTATTTTTTAAAGAGCAGGCTACAGGTACAGAAATTAAAATTATTAAAAAGTATCTACAGCAGTGGACAAAACTTAATAAGTTCAATACAAGATTATTCAAGCTAGTACGTAATGCTTTTAAATATGGAGATGTATTTTTCGTAAGAGATCCTGAAACACAATCTTGGATGTATATAGATCCTGCTAAGGTTGATAAAATTATTGTCAACGAAAGCGAAGGCAAGAAACCTGAACAATATGTAATACGTGATTGGAACCCAAATCTAGAAAAACTAAATGCAACTGCTATTCAGCCTAGCAATGTTCACGGGGGAGGCAGTCAGTTTGGTTCTAGTTATGGAACAGGACAAGGTGGTGCAGGCGGATCACGCGGTATGGTAGGTGCATTTCCTACAAATGTATCTGGAACAAGATTTCAGCAAAACCAAAATCAATATACAATAGATGCGGAACATGTTATTCATGTTTCTATGAGTGAAGGTTTAGATAACAATTATCCGTTCGGTAATAGTTTATTAGAAAGTATTTTCAAAGTATTCAAGCAAAAAGAACTGTTAGAGGATGCCATTATTATATATCGTGTACAACGTGCTCCTGAACGTCGTGTATTTTATATTGATGTAGGTAATATGCCCAGTCACTTGGCTATGAGCTTTGTTGAACGTGTTAAAAATGAAGTTAATCAACGCCGTATACCTAGTACAACAGGTGGAAGTCAGAGTGTTATTGATGCCGGTTATAATCCTTTAAGTATTAATGAAGATTATTTTTTCCCACAAACAGCAGAAGGACGTGGTTCTAAAGTAGAAATATTACCTGGCGGAACTAACCTGGGAGAAATCGATGACCTTAAATATTTTACCAATAAGTTATTTCGTGCTCTTAGGATACCTAGCAGTTACTTACCTACAGGCCCAGATGATGGAGGTAGTAATTTCAACGATGGAAGAGTGGGAACTGCTTATATACAGGAACTTAGATTTAACAAATACTGCGAACGACTTCAGGCCTTAATGCATGAATCTTTTGACACAGAGTTTAAACTATACCTGCGTAACAAAGGTATTAACATAGATAATAATATCTTTGATTTACGATTTAATCCACCGCAAAACTTTGCATCATATCGACAGGCAGAAATGGATACTGCACGAGTAAATGTTTACGGTACGCTATCCGCAGTTCCATATCTCAGTAAACGATTTGCAATGAAGAGATTTTTAGGTTTAACAGCTGAAGAAATGGCTGAAAATGAAAAACTCTGGAAAGAAGAAAATGTGGACGAAGATGAAATTCTTAGTGCTAGTGCTGAACTACGCGGCGCCGGAGTTACAGCCAATACTATAGGAGATGATCTAGGATCCTTGGGTACAAACACAGCTGAACTAGGAACAGATCCTACTGGTGCAGAAGCTCCTGCTCCAGGAACCGATGCCGGAACACAACCTCCCGCATAATAAATAAACTTATGTTACTTAGAGAGTTTATATATTTCGATAAGAATAAAGCAGATCCTGTAGAAGATGATCGCTATATAAGCACCAACGATACAAGTGTATTAAGAAGTTCAGATGTCCGTAAAGTTCGATTAACTCTTAAAATGTTAAACGAAATTCGTAGAGCAGGCGAGGCTCGCGAAAAAGAACGTAAAGAAGAACTGGGTTTAATAAGGAAGATGTATGCTGCTCCTCCACCAGAAGCAGCACCTCCTATGTAAACTGACCGAAAGTTTACAAAAAAATGTCAAACAGAGTGAAAACTCTGCCAAGTTTAGGTCAAAATGATTCATTTTAGGCCTATTTCACATATATTATAAGATAACTCTGTAAATATACTCGACAGCCTTGCCGCTACAGTATAAAGGAGATGAACGGACATGTCTAAATTTGAACAATTACTAGACTATCTTGTGAACGAAGAAATGGATAAAGCCAATGAACTTTTCCACGAGATAGTTGTTGAAAAAAGCCGCGATATTTACGAAAACCTAATCGCAGAAGAAGAAGACGAAGAAGTAGATGAAGCGTCTGATGAAGAAGTTGACGAAGCCGCAGATGAAGAAGAAGTTGACGAATCTGCAGACGAAGAAGAAGTAGACGAAGCCTACGACGAAGAAACAGACGAAGGTTATGACGAAGAAGCAGACGAAGGCATGGAAGAACTAGAAGATAGTTACATGATGGACGGCGATGATGAAATGCCTCCACAAGATGCCGCAGATGATTTAGGTGCAGATGCTGGAATGAACGACATGGATGCACCAATGGATGCTGAAGAAGAAGTAAAGATGGACATTAAAGCAGCCATTGAAAAGTTAGAACAAGCATTTGCTAGTTTAGGCGGCGAAGGCGGTGACAACATGGGCGACATGGGCAGTGACGACGACATGGATAAGCCTGCTGAAGACATGATGGGTTTTTCTGAAGGTCGCCGTATGACACGCGAGTATGTTGAGAAAGTCGGTAATGACTGGGATAAAAACAGCCAGAAGCAACAAGGTGCTATCGTTGGCAAGAACACAGGCGACAGTATGCCTTCAGCAGAAAACACAAAACCTCCTGTCAGTTCTGGAAAAGGTAAGCCAACAACAGGTGCTACACCACACAATATCCTAGGTGGTAAGGGCGGACAAGAAGGTGGTCATAACACCGGAACAAGTCCTAACAAGCCAAGCAAAGGTATCAACCCAGAAAGCGGCGAAAAGTTTGCCAGTGGAATTCATAACGTAGACAATAAAAAGTCTGGCGTCAAGACACTAAGCAAGGTTGCAGGCGGTCATGGTGCTGAGAAGAAAGGTGCAGGTCCTGGTCCAGTAGGTTCAGGTACAGGTGACAAAGCAGGTCAGACCAGTGTAGGTGTTGTTAAGAGTCCTCTTAACGGTGCTCCAGGACGTAATGCTTAATTAAATGATGAAGCAACTAGCCTATCTACGCGAACATCTAAGTTTCGATCAGGCTCAAGTTATACTTGAGTCTGACGATAAAGAAGGTAAAAACCTTTTTCTTAAGGGTATTGCTATTCAAGGTGGTATTCGCAATGCAAACCAGCGTGTGTATCCAGTGGATGAAATTGAACGTGCTGTGAAAACACTTAACGATCAGATTCAAAACGGATATTCAGTATTAGGCGAGGTTGATCATCCTGATGATTTAAAAGTTAATTTGGACCGCGTGTCACATATGATCACTCAAATGTGGATGGAAGGTCCGAACGGATATGGAAAGATGAAAATCCTTCCGACTCCAATGGGTAACTTAGTTCGTACCATGCTCGAGAGCGGTGTAAAACTTGGTGTAAGTTCTCGTGGTAGCGGCAATGTTAACGACATGAACGGCCATGTGTCTGATTTCGAGATTATAACGGTCGATATAGTTGCTCAACCTAGTGCGCCTGGTGCATATCCTACTCCTGTTTATGAACATCTCATGAACACACGCTATGGGTATCGTGCTACTAAGGTTGCACAAGAAGTAAAAGAAGATCCAAAGGCCCAGAAATATCTTAAGGAGGCTCTCCTTAATGTTATTAAAGGTCTAAAATAAGCCCGAGGAGAAAAGTAAATGTTGGACGCATTCAAAAAGTTGGTCGAAAGTGGTGTAATATCAGAGGATGTTGGTTCTGAATTAGAAACCGCTCTCGCTGCTAAAATTCAAGAGAATCGCGACCAAGTGACCGCTCAACTTCGCGAAGAATTTGCACAAAAGTATCAACACGATAAAGGGTTGATGGTTGAGGCAATCGACAAGATGTTAAGCGAGAGACTGGCCGTTGAAATGGCCGAATTGCACGAAGACAAAAAATCTCTAGCAGAGACAAAGGCAGCTTACCAAGCTAAGATGTCAAAAGACTCTAAAGTGCTAGAAGGTTTTGTAATCAAGCAGCTAGGTAAAGAGTTAGTGGAGTTTCAAAACGATCGTAAGAAAGTTAGCGAAAACTTCGAGAAGTTAGAGCAGTTCGTAGTTCATGCTCTAGCTAAAGAAATTCAAGAGTTTGCCCAGGATAAGAAGGATCTAGCAGAAACTAAGGTTAAGCTAGTTCGTGAAGCTAAGGCAAAGTTTGAAGAAATCAAGGCTGATTTTATCAAACGCGGAGCACAAGTTGTAGAAAATGCTGTCACTAAGAAACTTACAAGTGAGATCACTCAGTTGAAAGAAGATATTGACAGTGCTAGAAACAACAGCTTCGGTCGTAGGATTTATGAAGCATTTGCACAGGAATATTCTGCATCTTTCCTAAACGAAAAATCAGAAACAGCAAAACTGTTAAAGATTATTCAAAAGAAAGATCAAGAACTTGCTGAGGCAAAACAGGCTATAACAGAAAAGTCTACCATTGTAGAATCTAAAGAACGTGAAATTCGTGTTACAAAAGATTTGATGGAACGCAAGCAGGTTATGGCGGAGTTATTAGCACCGTTAAGTGCTGATAAGAGAGAGCTGATGAAACAGTTATTAGAGAGCGTACAAACTCCTAAACTTTCAACAGCTTTTGACAAGTACCTACCAACAGTGATGGAAGGCGAAATCAAGAAGCCAGCCAAGGCTGTACTAACTGAGGGAACCGAAGTTACTGGGAATCGTGAAACAAAGCCAGAGGTAGGCTTAGACAATATATTAGATATCCGTAAGTTGGCGGGTCTAAAATAATTCAAGGAGACAAAAGGAAATGTCACAACTATTAAATGAAAGATGGTCAGAGACCAAAGAAGCTCTGCTTGAAGGCCTATCTGGTACACGTCGTGCTTCAATGGGCGTATGCTTAGAAAACACACGTAAGTACTTGGCTGAAAGCGCAACAGCTGGTGCAACCAGCGCTGGTAATATCGCAACTTTAAATCGCGTTATTCTTCCAGTTATTCGTCGTGTAATGCCTACAGTTATTGCAAACGAAATCATTGGTGTACAGCCAATGACAGGACCTGTTGCTCAGATCCACACACTACGTGTTCGTTATGCAGACGCTGGTGATGGCGTTGTAGCAGGCGAAGAGGCACTAAGCCCATTCAAGATTGCTGCTGCTTATTCGGGTAACAACGTTGACGCTACCCCTGGTGCTAACACAACAGCGGTAATGGAAGGTCAACCTGGACGCAGAATGAGCATTCAGATCTTGAAGACACCAGTAGAAGCTAAGTCACGTAAACTAAGCGCTCGCTGGACCTTCGAGGCTGCACAAGATGCACAAGCTCAACAAGGCATTGACATCGAAGCAGAAATCATGGCTGCTCTAGCACAAGAGATTACAGCTGAAATCGACCAAGAAATTCTTGCAAGCCTACGTAGACTTGCAACAGTAGAAGAAACATATGACCAGTCATTAGTTTCTGGTACTGCTACATTTGTTGGTGACGAGCACGCTGCTCTTGCTATTCAAATCAACCGCGTAAGCAACTTGATTGCTCAGCGTACACGTCGTGGCGCTGGTAATTGGGCAGTTGTTTCTAACCAAGCTCTTACAATTCTACAGAGCGCTACAACTTCTGCATTTGCTCGCACAACAGAAGGCACATTCGAAGCCCCAACAAATACCAAGTTCGTCGGTACATTAAACGGCGCAATGCGTGTTTATGTTGATGCATATATGCCTGATACAACAGCACAGAATGATAACCAAGTTCTAATCGGTTATAAGGGTACAAGCGAAGCTGACGCTGCTGCTTTCTATTGCCCATATATTCCTCTAATGAGCTCTGGTGTTGTTCTAGACCCAGCAACATTTGAGCCAGTAGTTGGCTTCCTAACACGTTACGGATATGTTGAGCTAACAAACACAGCTAGCTCGCTTGGTAACGCTGCTGACTACCTAGGTAAAGTTTCTATTACTACAGCTAACGTTAGCTTCAAGTAATTGTAACAGTTGCTTCAAGGAGACACAAGAAACCCGCTCAGGCGGGTTTTTTGTTAAATATACAGTCAAGATATTATGCGGTACCCGCCGCGTAGGAGCCTTGAACGCTCATTGAGATAAGGAGAAACAAATGGGACGTCCGATTAAGAAAAAGTTTTTCGGTAATACAAATATTGCTATTACTGGAGAAGGCGTAGGCGGTGAATCAGTCGCTACTATTGCAAAAAATAATACAGGTACACAATATTCTACAAGTACAAGTATAGCACTGAGTTTTACAGCGCCTCAAATTCCAGGCGGTCAAACTGCTAGCGGTAGTGTTACAACTAATGCAGGTGGTAACGTTGCTACAGTTACACTAACAGATGGTGGTAGTGGTTACACAAGCACTCCTACAGCAACAGTAGTAGGTGGAACTACAGGTACAGTTGCAACATTTACTATAACAATGACAACTAATCGTCAAAATGCTGTAAATGTTACTGCTTACTTATTAGCCAAAGACGGTGGTGTCAGTGCTAAAACAGCTGATATTATTAAACAAGAAGCAAGTCATCGTTATCTTGTTCGTACCGCAGACGGTGTAGGCCAGTGTAAACTAGTGGCAAGCAATAGTCCAGGTGCTGGGCAAATGTATATCGTTGCAACAGATACTAACGGTAGCACATATTGGGTTACAAAACTAACTGCTCGTCGTGTTATTTTAACACAGCGTAGTATGAGTGGAAGCTATCTATTTGCTACAAATGCTCGTGCAGGGTGGACATTAGGTTCAGCAAGTGCAGGTGTTGTGAGCATCGGTAATGCTTAATCATATGTAACTATGCAAAAGGGCTCTTAGGAGCCCTTTTTTATTTTAGGTAAATACTGGTATGACTACTAGTTGGACCTTGCCTAATACTATTTTACAATACTCAGAACCGGGAGCAGAACAAGCTCATGTGTCGTGGGATGATTCAGATAATTTTAATCAACTACGAAACTCAGATGGAAGGTTTTTGCAATCTAATAGTTACTTAGAACACATCGCAAGAAGTCCTAAAACTGATATTAAAAATAAAACTTACTTTCTTAAGTTAACAAACTTTAACTTCAGTCAACTGCCAGATTCGATTAGTGGTATTGAAGTGAGATTACGAGCCAGACGATATGGTCGTGCTACAGATGACACTATTCAACTCTTACTTAACGACGAAGTTTTAGGGGACAATAAAGCAACTTTATCTATTAACCCAGAAAAGATCTATGGAGGTACATCCGATATATGGGGAAGTAGTTTAACATTAGCAGATATAACTGATTCAAGTTTTGGAATATTGATAAGATTTAAAAGTCATCCAGATTGGCCTCATAGAGATCCTATTCTTGTAGACTCAGTTGAAATGCGAATACACTAATCTAATAAATACTCTAAAGGAACGAATATGGCTCGCATTACCGGAACAAAAAATATAACTCCTAATACATCTGGTGATCAAACGATTTCAGCTCCCGCCTCTGATGCTAAAATTACACTGAATATCAACAGTAGTACAGGACAGGTATATATCGGTAATGTTGCAGAACAAACAGCAGCAAACGTAAACAATCCAGCTGGATACGCATATGATCCAGGCGATATATACGGAACTAGAGCACAAAGAGAAACTGGCGCTGTATTTGTAGAGGGCGGTGTAGGTATTGAAAAAGACCTAAACGTAGGTGGATTTATCTACGGTAGGGTAGCTTTAGCTAATACCTCTACCGAATTAGTAGTTACTGCCACAAATGATAATCAGTCATATTATCTAACATTTGTTGACAATATAACTAATCCAGGCGGTAAGTTTCTGCAAGGTGACAATACCGGAGCTGATGGCGGTTTAACGTACAACCCTAGCGAAGGTAAGGTTACAACAGATAAACTTGTTGTAGCAGCTAGCGACAATTCAACAGATAAAGATACTGGTGCTCTTGTTGTTCAAGGTGGTGTAGGCATTGAAAAAGATGTTAATATAGGTGACAACTTATTTGTCGAAGAAACTATAGCATCAGGTGATCATTTTCCTAACGTAGATAACTTTTACCAAATAGGTGAAGAAACAGCAGTTTGGTCACAGGCATGGGTAAATGATATCTATACAAAGTTATTAACAAATACTAGCAGTAATATTACATTATCTCCAGGATCTGAACTTACTGAAATCGTAGGTAGTTTAAGAGTCCGTGGTGGAGATAGACCTATAGGAACTGCGCCAGTAGTTACAAATATTCTTTATGTGACTATGGATGGAAATGATACAAATGATGGTAGAGCACAAGACGCAAGTAGAGCATGTAGAACTATTGGCGGAGCGTTAAACAGCCCTTACTACCAATCGGGCACACAGATTAGAGTAGCCCCTGGACATTACTTGGAAGATAATCCGTTAACTTTAAAACCGTATACTTCTATAATGGGCAGTGATTTACGTACTACCAGTATAGAACCTATTAATAAAACACAAGATCTTTTCCATATGAATTCTGGATGTTATCTTGCATTCATGCAGTTCCTAAATGGTCGAAGCGGATTATTAGAAGGCAACTATGCACCAGGGTTCAACAGAGGTGCTTACTGTACAGCGTTTCCTCCATTAAGTGGTGATGATAGAATTGACCTATATCATTCACCATATATTCAAAACTGTACTAACCTAAGTGGCCCGTGGTTAAAAGATGGCACCATGTTTGTACCAAATCAAACCGTACAAATTCCTAGCGCAGTAGGCACAGGAACATGGGTGAAAAATGTCAATACACTTACAGTTTACATTAATAGTGGAACGGTAGCAAGAGGAATGAGAGTAAATGCCGGACAACAAAATCCAGGATTCTTCAATGCTAGAACGTTGTTATTAGCCAATAAACCTTTCCTACAAGAACAGGTAATAGAATATATCAGCGATCAAATAGCAACAAATATTGCTAATACATCTAGCATATGGTACGGATTTACCTACAGTCAAGAAAAATGCAAACGAGATGTGGCTATTCTTATAGAAAATGTTGCCTATGACGCTACATTTGGTGGAAATCAAAAATCTATCGAAAGCGGACTAGCTTATTATGACGGAGTTATAAGTTACATTGCAGGACAAGAACTACAAACTACAGATGCTATAAACTATCTAAGAGATGCAGCGGTTGATATAGTTCAAAATAATCTACTTGCAAGTCCCTACCCTGGAAACTACAGTCAAGTTATAAACACTGTAATGACTGGCGGAGAAATAAGCACAGCATCTATTGTTAGCCTATTTGGTATTATTACTGATATCATTACAGATGGACCGGACGCAGCACCGGATTTATATACAAGCCCTGGACCAGATAGTGCATTTGTTAGTGCAGAAATCTTAATGCAGGCAAACAGAACATTTATTCAAGAAAATGTTTTAAACTATATTAATAATGATTTGGCATTTCCTCCCAAAGTTTTAAAATATAACAAAATTAAATGTAAACGTGATGTAGGATTAGTGTTAGATAGTTTAGCCTTAGATATGCTGTATCCAACAGCTGACCACAGCCAATCTACATTTGCTGGATTACAATATTATACACAAAACAGTTATGTAGGAACTATTCCGAACGAAATAACAACAACTACAGCAGCCATAAGTTATCTTCGTGACCTAGCTGTAAAAATTGTACAAAATATAACTCCTGCTGATGATTTAGTTGATCGTTACCAAACAGGAACAGTCCAAGTTACTACATTAGAGCCTGCAAGCAGTGAAGAAGTTGCTGTTATCACTAGAAACTTTAACACAATGTTAGAAATACTAGGTGGAAACTATATTGGATGGTCTGACAAAATAGTTAGTAATGGTGCGCCTTCTACTCTATTAGGGGTAAGAAACGCTGTTGAACTGCTTAAGGCTAATAAAGAAAATGGTTATTTTGCAGACGAAGTAATAGCGTATATTTCAGCAGAACATCCAGCATTTACTTCATATAATACAGCTACTTGTCAGCGTGATGTAGGATATATTATTGATTCTATTTCTTTTGATCTGTTGCA